GGTGTTTATAAAAACCTTTTGGATGCTCAAACTGTGGCATTGGTGGTCTTTCAGTACAAAAATCTTTATAGTTAGGGTCCTCAATTTTTACAGTAATTACGCCACTGCTATTTTTTACAAATGTCAGGTCACATGGTGTTTTAAAAACATAACCAGTTGAGAATGCATCCATAATAGCAGGACATGCTTTCCATGTAGGAATTTTCCCATAATCATCAGTTGTTCCTTCTTTTGGAAATGGGCAAACCTCTTTTGGTGCTTTATAGTATTCGCCATTAGGCATTTTTGCAAATCTATCTGCATCTTTATACCACTGAGGTATATGTCCCTGTGTTGGTTCTGGTACTGATAGGCTATCTTTTTTTAGCCATGGTCTATACCCTCTGAATATTGCTAGGTTTGGTTTTATCATATTAGTGACCTAATTCATTAATATCTGTCATAATAACAACACAGTACTTTGTTCCAGACTCCATTGGCAGTGATGCATGCTCATAAATATAGTTGGAAGGAAAGACTGCAATGTCTCCCACCTTTGGCTTATAGACTAAGTTGTCTAGTCTTGGAAACTTTAAATCCCCGCCAATATAGTCGTCATTTATATATATAACAGCCGATACCGTACAGTTGTATGCTGGTCCATGATCTGCATGAATATTAAAATGTGTCCCAGCGCCCTCATACTTTACAAAGTTGAAGGCCTCATAATATACAACATTTATACCCCAGTATTTAGCATAATCATCTATGCAGTACTTTAATTTTTGGTATATCTCTTCATGCAAATCAATTAATTCAGAGTTGCTGTCGTCTCTTGGGCCAAGGTTTTCTTGCTTATATTTAAAGTCAACAGCGTCTCTTGCTTTTTTGATTGGGGTTGTTGAGTTTGTGACTTGAGCCTCTGACCACTTATATTTTTTATTTCCAGATAGATTTGACTCAAGTATGTCAATATATCTTTTAGAATCTTCTTCAGAAAATGTATTAGTATAAACATTAAGGCCAAGCCCTAGATTTTTAACAGATATAGAATTATCCAAATGTCTTTCTGGAAACCTATTTGATGCGGTCTCAGACCTATCTTTTGTAAACCACGGATTTGAGTTTTCGTCATAAATACTCATAACTTTACCTTCTATCTGTCTATAGATAAAAGTATACCACACCAACTAGTGTCAGTGTGGTAATACTCTTACTCTATTTTTTATTAAGCGATTGTATTTCCGTCGAATCTTGCACCTGGGCAGTTACCTGGGTAGCCACTTGAAGGTACGTTGCGACCTAATGAAAAACAGTAAGTTAAAGGTACTGCTGGTGCAAAGTACGGTGGTACGAAGTACGGTGGGAAGAACGGTGGTACGAAGTACGGTGGTACGAAGTACGGTGGGAAGAACGGTGGTACGAAGTACGGTGGTACGAAGTACGGTGGGAAGAATGGGAAGAATGGGAAGAATGGTGGGAAGAATGGTGGTACGAAATAAGGTGGGAAGAATGGGAAGAATGGGAAGAATGGTGGGAAGAATGGTGGTACGAAATAAGGTGGGAAGAATGGTGGTACGAAATAAGGTGGGAAGAATGGGAAGAATGGAGGGAAGAATGGAGGGAAAAATGGTGGAGTGGTAGTAATGTTATCAGAGGATGGGGATGCTGCTGATGATCCATTTGCATTTCTTGCAGTGACTGTGTATGACTGAGAAGTGCTTCCTTCTTGAGTAATCGATGCTGATGTTGAAGCAGTTGTACCAGTTTTTGAATCTGTTGATGTCCAAGTGTAGTCAATAATTGCGCTGCCACCATTTGCAGGGGCAGACCAAGAAAGATTATCTTGATTTATCTGAGTTGTTACTGTTGGCTTTGCAGGTGTTGCTGGAACTGTTGTAATTGTTGGAGCATTAGATGCATCAGAAGCAGCAGATGTTCCTGCTGCGTTAGTTGCTGTTACTGTAAATGTTGGAGTTGCTCCTGAAGCAATTCCAGTTACCGTTAAAGGAGAAGATGCTCCAGTTGCTGTCTGCCCTGTGCTTGCTGTTACTGTGAAAGATGTGGCAGCAGGGGAAAGTGCGGGTAAAGAAAATGTAACAACTGCTGCTCCATTGTTAAATGGTCTGCTAGTTCCTACGTTTGTTGCAGTACCAATAATTGGCTTTAATGGCTCCAAAAAGTCATTTGACGCTTGGGACTTCTTACCTATCTTTTTACCTACTGCCATTTTTATCTCCTAATTTCTTATTGAATTTTGTATTACGCTGTTAGATCGCCGTAGACAACCCATGTATTCTGTGCTCTCTTAAATAGAGTACAAGATGACCAAGTTGTACGAAGTTTCAAGCCAGGTGTTGCGTTAACAGTTACTCCTGCACCTGCTGCAATTGTAACCTGTCCTGCTCCAGTTTGAAGAATATCAATTGAAGTTCCAATTGGATAGTCAACTGCTGATGCTGGTGGAATTGTAAGAGTTAGTGCTGAGGCTGAACCCATTTCAATTAGATCATCTCTTTCAGTTAATGATGAAAGTGTGTATGATGCTGTCTTTTGTGAAATTGGTGTTAAAGAATCTACCTTTAATCCAAGGCTGGTTGTTACCGTTGCTGCAAAGTTTGCATCATCACCAAGTGCTGCTGCTAGTTCATCAAGGGTGTTAAGTGCTGCTGGAGCACCTGCTAGAAGTGCATTAACTTGTGATGTTGCATCTGCGATTGCTTCTGATTTAGCAGTTGCAATTGCTGAAGCCTGTGCTGTTGATACTGGCTTTGATGCATCTGCTGTATTGTCAACATTTGCAAGTCCTAGTGAAGTCTTTGTTACTGCTTCAACTTCTGACTTAAGTGCTAGAAGTGAAGTGTCTGCAATACCATGGACATTTGTTGTGTCAGAGTTGTGTGTTGAAACTGCATCATCTGCGTATGCCTTAGTTGCAAGGTTTGCAGTGTTTGCAATTCCGTGAACATCTGTAGTATCTGATCCATGTGTAGAGACTGCACCATCTGCATATGTCTTAGTCGCTAATGCTGATGTATCGTCAATTCCGTGAACGTTTGTTGTGTCAAAGTTGTGGGCTGATACTGCATCATCTGCATAAGTCTTGGTTGCTAATGCTGATGTGTCTGCAATGCCATGAACAGAGGTTGAATCTGAAGAGTGTGTTCCAATTGCATCATCTGCATAAGACTTTGTTGCAAGATCTGCTGTATTTGCAATTCCATGCACTGATGTTGAATCTGAGTTGTGTGTTCCAATTGCATCATCTGCATAAGACTTTGTTGCTACTGTTGAATCAATATCAAATTGCTCATCTTGTGCATTCCAATCAATTCCAACACCTGCAAGTGTTGATTGATCTACTGTTGCTGTAGAGATTGCATCTGTAAGTTCTGATGATGTTACCAAATCTGAAGTATCTGCAATACCATGAACTGAGGTTGTCGCTGAGGTATGAAGAGTTAGTGTTTCATCAACATCTCCAACTGCTATATTGAGATTTGTTAAAAATGCTGGATTGTCTCCCATTGCTTCAGCAAGTTCATTAAGAGTATTAAGTGCTGCTGGTGCTCCATCAATAATTGCTGATAGTTCTGCAGCGTTAGCAAAATATGTTAGGGCAGACCATGCTGATGATCCGTTACCCATCTTAAACTTACTTGTATCGGTTTCAAAACCGATTTCACCTGCTGCCAAAATTGGGTTTGCAGCCGTCCATTGTGCTGCAGTACCTCTGCGCTGTTGCATTCTTGTTGCCATTTATATATTCTCCTTATGGGGGCTGCCCATTAACTTATCTTATTATAACCCCTGTTTTAATTGAAGTTATCTACTACACTACCGCCATCGAATACAACTGTCCAGACTGTTGTGTCTGGTCCACCTGCATCCAAACCTACACCCAATGGGCTGTTGAATGATCCACCTTCATAGAACTGGGATACTATAAAACCAGTTCCATCAATTGCGGTATCGTGAATGTGCTGTGGTAAGTTATTTGTATCATCAATAGTTGCCTGGGTGTACCAAGAACCATTGTAATAGAAATTAACTCTATTTGTTCCAGTGTCTAACCACTGTGTTCCATTAGTTGGTGAAGAAGGAGCAGTTGAGCCTACGGCCATTGAACGACTATCGACATACTCCTTAGTTGCTGCATGGGCATTAAGAGTTGGTGCTCCTACTGTTACTGCATCTCCGAATGTACCGCCGTTTGCTACGACTAAACCATTCTTGACCTTGAAGTCTTTGTCGACTGTTGTCATTTACTACTCCTTCTTCCAACTATTTTTATTTTTTATTACGCAAGTAATGTTCCAACAACTGTAACAACTGAAGTGTTGTTGGCTGTTGTTACACGAAGTCTTACAGTGGTGCCAATTTCAACATAGTCTGCTGTTATTGTCATTAGGGAACCATTAGTTCCAACCATTGCATATTCTGTGATTGAGATATTGTTTGAAGAGTCCATGGTTAGGAGAACTTCTGCAACATCTGTGTGTGAGCCTTGTGCTGTCTTTACCAAGAACTTTGCTGAGCGATACTCTGTTCCAAGGAACTCATAGGCTGTTACTTGGCTTGCAGTTGCTACTGAAGTTGTTGCTGCTACCTGCTTAGCAACTGAGTTAATCTCAACTGCTGTAAAGTTTGGAACAACTGCTTCAAGAGCATCTACTGCACGAACATCTGTGAAGTAAAGGTTTGAAGTACCTTCTGTTAGGTCATCAGTATCAGAATCTGCTACACCGTTTTCTGCGGTAATTGTAAGACCGTTTTCATCACCTGTAATAGTAATATTATCAAGTGTTGCACCAGTTAGAAGTTGTGCTGCTGAAGTCTTGGCACGAACATCTGAGAAGTATAGGTTACCTAATCCTTCTTCAATATCATCTGTATCAAGTGCGTCTGCGTGATCGATTGCTGCTTGCTGTGCAAGGCCAATTTCTGTGCTTGTCTTGTATGCTGACCAAGCCTTATCTGTAGCAGTGCCATTTGCATCGCTAATCTTTGCATCTGCATAATCTTCTGCATCTGAAAGAGCCTGTGCTGCTGCACCTGCTGCATCGTAGTTAGGTGCAAGTCCATCTGCGTAGGCCTTAGCGTCTACTTCTGCTGCATCAACATACTGCTTTGTTGCTGCTCCAAGTTCTGCTGATGGATCTGCTGAAAGGACAAGAAGCCCAGTCATTGTATCTCCAGACTTGGCTACCTTTTCTCCTGCTAATGTAGTAAGTGTTGAAGCGAAGTTTTCATCATCGTTAATTGCTGCTGCTAACTCATTAAGAGTATTAAGAAGTGCTGGTGCACCGTCTACAATTGCTGCTACTGCTGCATCAGCGTATGCTGTTGTTGCAATTTGAGTATTGTTTGTTCCTGGTGTTGCTGTTGGAGCCAACGGAGTTCCAGTTAGTGATGGGGATTCAAGTGGTGCCTTGTCATCAAGTTGACCCTGAATACCAGATGTTACTCCATCAACATAGTTAAGTTCTGTTGTTGTTGCAGTTACTCCAGCAAGAAGATTGAGTTCTGCAGTTGTTGCAGTTACTCCGTCAAGAAGATTAATCTCTGATGCAGTAGCAGTTACACCATCAAGAATGTTTAATTCTGCTGTTGTTGCTGTTACGCCATCAAGAAGGTTAAGTTCTGCTGTGCTTGCAGTAATTCCATCAAGAGTGTTAAGTTCTTCTGCAGATGCAGTTAGGTCTGAAACATTTGCAACCTGAACTGTGATTGTGTTGTCTGTATAAGAAATTGTCTTATTTGAAAGTGACTGTGTATCAGATGTTCCAACAACATTACCAGTTACACCATGGATAGCAGTTGTTGCTGTTTCGTGTGTTGTAAGGTTTCCAGCAACTGTGCTTGCTGAACCTGCTTCATCGTAGTAAGCATCTACAACTGTACGGTCAAGTGAAAGTTGTCCACCTGCTGAAACATCAAATTCATTTGATACTGACTTGACTAGTGTTTCTCCACCAATTAAGTCTAAAATGTATTGATCTGATGCATCTTCTGTAAGTACCTGGTTTCCGTTTACGGTTGCATTTGCACCTTCAACGATAAGACCATACTTTACTTTAAAGTCTTTATTATTTGTTGCCATTTTTATATCTCCTTAGTTATGCCTTAAGTCCAATACGAGCATATCGTACTGTGACTGGCCTGATCGCAGGATCTGGAGTGACTGTAATAGCCACGGTATTTCCAGTGCGAGAGACATTAATGGTGCCAATATTCCCATCATTGTCGATTGTTCCATACTCGCTAACGGATACATTTGTACCGTCAACAAGAATTGTCATTTCAGTTGCGTAGAACTTGTTGTCACCTGCTGAAGTCTTTGATATTGAAATAATATACTTCACCATACGCCAAACTGTAGCATCAAAGTTATCAATAACAGTTACGTTCTCAATACCAGTGATTGTGTTTTCGTTGTTACCCGCTGAACCTAACTCAGTTGCCTGAGCAGCAAGGGTGTCGATTAAATCTACATAATTTTCTTGAGTAGGTCTATCTCCAGTTTGGAATAGACTCTTAACTGCTGGGATTGATACTTTAGCCATGTGCCAATTATAACCCCTATTTAATAATATTATTAAAGAATATAGTTGCTATAGCCAATAACCTGTAGTGGAATTGCTGGTGTATTTCCCAAACCAATAGCCTGAATTTGAATTGCTGTGAACTTGACTCTAAATGGCAAAACTTCGGTTATGACTGTTTTTCTTACAAAGTCCTCTATTTGGACTTCTGGATAATCTATTGGAAAGATTCGTTCTGTTTTGTTTTGTAGGGTATCAAATAAGACTGCTGTTGCCATTAATCTGTTACATCTTCAAGAATCTTCATGCTACCCTGGCAAACTGTCCAGACTCTTGTTGGGTCGCTAACCTGAATATCAAAGATGTCTCCTGTCTGCAAAACATTAGATTCTTCTGCTGTAAGCCAAACTGTAAACTCTCCAACTAAATCATCTTCATCTGCAACTGGATGTAGGGCCATAATTGTTGTAGCATTATCAGTAATAACTCCTTTATCTGTTGCAAGTGTTGGTCTTTTAATCTTCATAGCAATGTCCCACTCAGACCCCTCGCCCTTTAAAATCAAAGGCTCTTGTGCATCATCTGTTACATAAACCTTAAAGCCAGAGGTATCTCCACGAACCACAGTCCAAATTACTGTAGGTGGTTTATTTCCTATATCGTATGATGTTTGAGATCCTCTTAGAGTTGCCATAATGTTATTATATCACGACAATCCGTCTTTGAGGGCTCCCCATGTCCCGTTGCCTTTTGTCTGAACAACTATTAAACCCTGCGTTCCTTGAACAGCAACTACAGCAACATATCTTGCTGGACCAGTTAGAGGTCTTCCACCAACAAGTTCACCACTTGAATTAATGTACACCTTTGTTCCAGGAGTACCAAGACCAGTTGTATTCATTTGTAAAATTCCAGACACAACTGCAACACCATCACTCATTGCAGAAATTCCTGTTTGTATCAAACCAAGTATTGGTGAGTCTGGGTTATGATTGCTTGATGATGGGTTATATCTTTCCACAGTTGTCTTCATCTGTCCGCTATGAGAAACATTTCCTGAAATATAGACTGGAGTTCCAGCAGACAATGCTGAACTAGTATTATTTCTTACAGGAGAGGAAACGCTAGTCATTCCCAATGGCGGAAGTATATTGTTTAAAGCATCAACTAAAACCTTAAAATCTCCGTGCACATTAACTGGATCTGATGCAATCGGATATGATAGGGAATTAGGATAGTTAGATGCATATTGTGGCATAATCTTTATTATACCACCCTATAAAGTTGACTTTTGGTCAAAATTTGTGTTATACTTGGTAGTAACACCTACCAAGGTGTTATTGTTTTCTAAGGAGGAAACTATGATTAAATTTATCGAAAGAAACAAAGAGATCATTAGCACACTCAGTATCGTAGCACTTGTCAGTGTTTTTTCTAATGCTGCAAACGCTACCCCAGATCTTGATACTAAAAACAATCTTAGCCTGGAACAGGCTCAGACATCGGACACAACCTCGAAAGAGGTTTTTTTGGTTTCTAAGGAAAAAATGTTGGAGAGTTTTGCAAACAAGACATCTCTTACAGACTTAGAACTAAAGAAGATGCTATCCCTAGTTGGGTTTAAAGGCCAAAACCTTGTTGAGGCTTGGGCGGTAGCAAAGAAAGAGTCAAATGGTCGCCCATTTGCCTTTAATGGAAACGAAAGCACTGGAGACTCATCATATGGAATATTCCAGATTAACATGATCGACTCCCTTGGTCCTGACCGTAGAGACAAGTTTGAGTTATCTTCAAATGCTGAACTTTTTAATCCAGTACTAAATGCACAGATTGCACACCATATGAGTAATGGTGGAGAAAACTGGACTGCCTGGAAAGGTATGACTCCAAGAACTAAATCCTGGATGGCTAAATTTCCTAAGTAAAAAAATTAAAGACTAAAAGCACCTATTGTTAATTCTGTAGGTGCTTTTTAGTTTCTCAAAATTAAATTAATTGCTACTCGTGGTGCCTTTAAGGTCTCAACCTCATGTGCAAGATTTTTTGGCACAAAAATAAAGTCACCCTCTACAACATGATGCTCGTTTTCTAAATCTTCTCCTGTGCGCCAAATCATCTCACCCTTAACAACCCACTGGAATTGATCAACGTAGTCTCTGTGCTTGCTTCCAACTACTCCTCTGTTTTTCATCAAAGATACTAAACAAAAATTTCCAGTATATATTTCTTCTGAGTACTGAGAAAGCCCCCACTGAGTCACTTGACCAAGTTCTGGGATTATTGACATATAAAGATCTTGTGGGTCATAAAGTTGAAATGCCATTCTTGACCAAAATCTACACTTTAATCTCATGTCAGAAGACTCACCTTCAACAAAATCACTCAAAAGATATGACCTATCTGGAAAGGATGCTAAGTCTTCGTCAACATAATTAGAAACTACTGACATTATTGTATCTAATGACGGCAGAGTTGTAAAGACATCTTTAAAAACATGTATTCTGTTCTCATCTATTGCTTGTTGAACTATGTTCATATCTATTAATGGCAAATTTGACATTTTATATTTTAACTTTCTTTTTCATTTATTTTATCAATATTTTGCTGAATTAAGTTTAGCGTTTCTTCTTCAGACAAATCAACAACATTTATATAAGAGTGATTTACTCCAGAATAGTCGGCAAACTCTTTATAGTGATATCTGTGGTTTGGTATTGCTGAAATTTCAAACATATTTGTTTCTTTGTTTCCCCAAAAAGAATGAAATATCCAAGTTCCAGAAGTTCCTGCAATATTTTTTGCAGAACTAAAAATTTTTATCTGTTCTATTAAACTGTAATCTTCTGGATATATAATTTTCCATCCATTATCTTTAAATTTATTTTGTATGATGTCCTCTTTTTCACAGTATCTCCATTTAGCAAAAAAGAAGTCTCCTTTGTCTTTCTCGGATAGAACTTCTTTGTTTGAATAAAATTCAATCTGGCTTTTACGAAAGTTGTTAAATCTTTCTCTTGAAACAAAAATGTTTCCTTCTTTTTTGTCATTATAAAATTCTTTAAAATTTTCTTTTAAAATATCTATTGCCAAATAGTTATACTTGAAATGTTCGCTTTCTCCACAGGGAAGTTCTCCATTTCCTCCTCCTGCAAAACAAGTGCAAAATGGAAAATACTGCAGTGATCTTGTTGCCCCATTACTTGAATAAAACTCCTGTGGGAATGTAAGATTCATGTCAAAAAACATTATTACCTTTTCAAAAGAATAGTTTCCAATTGAAATATCAAACACTTCTGAATTTTCATACCCAAGAAAATACATTTGATCTATTGTTACTTTATTTTGATTGAAGTGTCCACTTTGGGCTTCATAAAAAAATGGCTTTATGTTTTTATATTTTAATTGTAAAATTTTAAATTGTCCATATATGTCCATCATTGAGTGACCAAATGCAGAGTGTGTTTGAAATAAATAAGTTTCTCCAGGTATTTGGATTACTGGACCATCATTATTTTTTATAGAAAAGTTACTGATAGACACACTATCAAAAACATAGTCAAAAAAATTTTCTTGTGTAATACCATCACATGACAGGATCATGTTAACCAACTAACTACTGCATACCGTGTTCCCTCTGTTACTGGAGAAACTGAATGATTATAAACGTAGTTTGAAGGGAAAAATATCATCTCATTTGCCTTTGGTTTATACATTAAGTTAAACCTTGGAAAACATATTTCTCCACCTTCGTAGTTTTCGTTAAAATAATAAACATATGATATTTTTCTAGGAAAATCACGATGATCATCTATATGGTTTACGAATTGCTGTCCTACGCTATATTTTAAAACACTGTAATCTTCATGAAACTCTGTTGTTGCTTGATGCTCTGCTTTATAATCCTCTTCTATTGGCTTAAAATTAGATAAAAATATATTAGAAAGGCTCCCAGAAACGGCATCTTGTACTGATTGAAAATCAGTTAAAATATGATCTCTATATGGCACTGGAAAAGTCAAAGTGTCCCTATACTTTTTGTCTACCTCTATGCCGTTTTCACCTTTTATTGATGATTCAATCCAAGACAAAATCGGTCCAGAAAGACTTTCTTCAATATCATTAACTAATAAATCATGATTTGGTATAACGTCCGAATAAACAAAAATGCCTGGCGCTAAAAGTCGTTTTTCCATTACCACTTACCTAAAGGACATGTTGCTTTTTGTAATTTTGTTTTTGCTGCCATAAAACATCCACACTTCTTGCATTGTTTTGTTAAATTCATAAGTTCTGGACATGACTGACATATTGAATATCTTTCAGTAGATAATGCTTCGTCTGCCCATTCAATATTTGGATTTACAAGATCCCATGGTCTTGTTTCTCCAAGACTTTCTTTATATCTTTCCCAAAGGGATTTTTGTTCCATTCTAGACTAGTTCTCTACGAATTCGGTTCCGTTCCAACTCCAGTTGATATTTACATCAAGGTTGGATGGCACTTCTACAAAAATTGGATTAGATGAAAGGCCAGCAACAAGTCTTTCTCCGCTATGGCCATCTGATCCTTGAAACTCTGTGTTTATTGACACTACAGTAAATATATCATTTCCTACAATACCAGCAAATTTTTTAATTGTCATTTTTTCTCCTTTTCTTTTATTTAAAGTATATCATATCAATATTTTAATTAAAGCAAGCACCCTGCCAGTAAGTGCCTCCATAGTTTACACAGTTCTGACAGTCTGCACAGGCCCCACCAGCATAATCCTCACACCCTGGTGTTGGGCAGCCTGTTGCAGGAGTTACGGCTGGAGTTACTGCAGGTGTTACTGCAGGTGTTACAGCAGGAGTAACTGCTGGAGTTACTGCTGGAGTCACGGCTGGAGTTACTGCAGGAGTCACGGCTGGAGTTACTGCAGGAGTAACAGCAGGAGTCACGGCTGGAGTTACTGCAGGTGTAACGGCAGGTGTAACAGCAGGTGTAACAGCAGGTGTAACAGCAGGTGTTACAGCAGGTGTTACTGGACATGCTGGAACTGTAGGATATGCTGGGTAGGATCCAGTTGCACAAACTGTTGCATAATCATTACACAAAGATCCAGAAGCATCATAATTTACTGTTCCACGGTCTGTACTTCCATCCGCATATCTTGTTGAGCAGTACCAAGTTGTTGCTGGTGTTACTGCTGGTGTTACTGCTGGAGTTACTGCGGGAGTAACTGCTGGTGTTACAGCAGGAGTAACTGCAGGAGTAACTGCAGGAGTAACTGATGGACATGAATAAGGACTACTTACTGCGAATGTACATTCTGTTGAACTAGGTCCACCAGTAAAGGATTGATCTGATGCAAACGGACCAGATGTTGAACATCCCCCACCTTGAACCAAAGTCTTACACCACCATTGTCCTACGGCTGGTGTAACGGCTGGTGTAACGGCTGGTGTAACGGCTGGTGTAACGGCTGGTGTAACGGCTGGTGTAACTGCTGGTGTAACTGCAGGTGTAACTGGCAAAGTACAACTTTGTGGTGTTGTAAATACATCACCAGACAAATTGTTTCCTGCTTCGTTTGAAGCACAAGCGGCTTGTAGCCCTGTTACTGCGGCATTTGAATCTGAATATGAACCTTGAACTCCAATACCATTAGTACAGCATGCATAATAAGTTGTTGTAGTTGCTGGTGTTACAGCAGGAGTAACTGCTGGTGTTACTGCTACTGGGCAATTTGTTGGCAATGCAGGCATTGAAATAGTTGAGCAAGAGAAGTTTGTTCCGCCTCCTCCAGGGAATCCAGCAACAACAGCAGCATATGCAGCACAAGCATTATTTATGTCTGTTGCTACGCTATTGTTTGCATCAACAACAAATTCGTCTGAAGTTGCTACTCCTTGATAACAATATGTCATGTATGCAGTTCCTGTTGTTACTGGTGCTGGTGTAACGGCTGGTGTAACTGCAGGTGTAACGGCTGGTGTAACGGCTATAGGGCAGTTTGGATCTGCTGGAGCAGAGTTTGCTTGACATACAAAGTTAGTTAAGTTTGGATAAGCCTGAAGTGCCAAAGCCTCTATTTCTGCACAAGATGCTCCAGTGTTATTTCCTATTACGCTACCATTTGAACAGAATTTTGCATAATAAATTGTAGCAGGTGTTACTGCAGGTGTTACTGCAGGTGTTACTGCAGGTGTTACTGCAGGTGTTACTGCAGGTGTTACTGCAGGTGTTACTGCTGGAGTAACTGCAGGTGTAACTGCAGGTGTTACTGCTGGAGTTACTGCTGGAGTTACTGCTGGAGTTACTGCAACTCCTTCATAAATGTCTCCATATACAATCCAAGAGTTTGTGTCAATTTTTAAAAGTGTTGCTTTGCCATATTGAGCATCAATCCACATTTGATTATTTTTGCTATTAATAGTAACACCGTTTGCTGGACTGAAAATTGTTCTTCCATAATTAAACTGAATCAAGTTATAACTATATCCAACTGGAATAGCAACAGATGTATTGTTTGGAACAGTCACAGTCATTGTGATTGGTGGATTTGGGTCTCCAGGAATTGGAGAACCTTGTATTTGAGATGCAAGCAATATCGTTTTTGAAATATCGTCAAGACTTAAAGAAAAACTATCTGTTTTTGTTGTAACTAGAGAAGAGTTTGAAATTCTTGGCTCAACATCAAACCTTAAGTCAACAAGGTTCCAGTCAAGACCTGTTCCAGCAAGACTTGGATATCCTCCTGTAGCACCACTAATTGCATCGCCTATTGCGCTATCAACATATTCTTCTGTTGCCAATAAAGATGTGTCGTCTATACCGTGAACACCTGTAGTATCTGCAGAATGTGCTGCTATTGCTGCATTTCTATTTATTACCTCTGCTGCATCTGCATCTACAAGGTTTTGAAGGTGTTTTGCAATTGATGGGTTTGGAAGAAGAGTAGGGTTTGTATTTGCACCATCATATGTATAAGATCCGTAATGATAAAGTCTTAGTGCTGCCTGAATATCTGCTGCATCTGATAAACCTGGGATTTTGGTGTTGAAGAGCCCGTTACCACTAACGGTATTATCAATATTCTCTTCTGCCACTACAAATCACCCTTTTTCATTATACCACCGTAATAAACAGGTGGACGGTTTTGGGACCCTCCATAGGGGCCCACTCTCCGTCAACATATTCTACACCCTTTATTTCAAGTGGTAGTGCTAAAAAGCCTTGAGTAGTCACTAAATCCTTTATAACAAGAGTTGTTGCTAGTGGCCCAGCGGTATCTGGTCCAGCAATTGAGTAGTTAACCTTAAAGTTTGCAGATGTAACTTCGTTTTCTGATAAATCATATATTTCTGTTACATTGATTGGTGGTATAACAAGTTTTCCACCTGAAGCAGTAATCTGCTTTATGGATGAGTAAGAGTTTGCCTTTAAGTTTATAAGTGGTGTCCACTGAAGACCTAATCCAGTAGAAACTAGTTGAAACACTGTCTTAAAATAAGGAGATGCTGGCTGATAATCTATTGCAAGATCTAAGGCTTGAACATCCTGAACAATTGTTGATGCAACATTAGAGTCTCTTGGATCTCCAAGAACGCCAACAATAATGCTTCCACGATCACCTTGTGGCCCTATGTCCAAATCAAGACTTATATTTTCTGGACCACCAAAAACTGTTAAGTCATCATTAGATAACAATATATCTGCCATTATGCTCCTGGCTGTGTTGCAGACGTAGCGCCTGTAACCTGATCTGTAATTGTTATTTTTCCTGTCAATAGGGTTTGAATAATTTCATACTGCCCACTGCCTGGTAATCCTGCTGGCTTTCTTACTTCAACGTCATAAACATACTCAGTTCCAGCAACTAACTGATTTCCCTCTGCTGGTCTAATAGCGCACTGGACAAATGTATTATCATCTGAAACTCTAGCAAAACACTTAATAGGAACTACTGGTGTTGTTACACCATTTATTGTCTGAGTTGCACCACGAACTGTGGCAATTGTAAATTGAGCACTATCGTATGGTGCTGTTGTGTCGGTTACATCATCTGGGTTGTTTGCAAAATTTGTAGGCACATAGAATGCGCTTAAATCAAAAACCGTTCCATCATTCTTTTTCGGGTAGATACGAAACTCAAAGGTATCACCCTTATAATAGTTAAAGTCGTAAATTGCTGGAAATGCCATGTTTTTATTATACCACGCTGACGTAGACAGAATTGAGAATTACAGATGCATCAAAGTCTGTTCTGATTTGAGGAACTGCACCATTGCCCCACATAGCCTTGTCTTCAATAAATATGTTTTGGGTGACTGAAAGGTTATACACATTCTGATACTTTAAAGACCCTACCAACTGTACAAACTCCTGATCCTTGCTTGCAAAGTATGTTCTTAGCCAAACCTCAGTATTGGCTGTATAGGTAGTTAGTTCAAAGTTGTATGTTACGAATATTTGGGAGCCTTCTTTTATACCGTGGAAGTTTAGGGCTCTCTGGTGGCTATTCCAAAGGCTGGTGCATCCTTTAGGAAGGTATGTTTCATTTTGGGTTTTATCTTTTGTATCCAATACAAGTGTTACCCAGCCATCATCTCCTTGAGAGATTCCAAGTTTAATTGGTTTGGTAATTGTGTTTGTATAAGAAGCCCATCCTGCTTGCTGTCCTGAAGAAGATAAAGAACTTAGTCCGTCTTTACCTGCTGGACCTTTATCACCCTTTGGACCTGGCTTTCCTTCAGGTCCTTCTTTTCCATCTCTACCATCTCTACCTGCAGGACCTTGTGGTCCAACTGGGCCAGGGACTGGAAGAAACGAAAGAGCATTATCTACAGTAGGAGATGCTTGACTTTGTTCTACTTGTGCAGCATAAGAAGATTTTTTTGCACTTGGGAAATCCATAGATTTAGAAACAGCCATAACTGCATTATCTCACGATATTTAGTTACTTATGTATGTGCCAGAAATATGGAAGTTGTCTGCTGTTGACAATGTTACTGGACTGTTGTAATCAAAGTCTTCATCTTGTCCATTTGAATTTGTAAATGTTAAACCCATTTGCGATTGACCTGCATATACATGTCCACCAATTGCATATTGCTTTCCAGATGAAATATCATGTAAGCAACCTTCCTTAAACTGGTATCCATATTTTGCAGGGAACGGAAGATCAATCACATATTGTCCAGTACCAAAGTTAGTAATGTTATCCATATCTACTTGTATTTGGAAATGTACCATTGGACCATTTATTACATATGTACCGCTAAATAATGGTGCACCGTCAAATGTTGGCTGTGTTCCAAGAGTTCCACCATTAACTGTAAATGACTGTTCTATTGAAGTTGCAGACATAACATCTCCAATGGTTGCAATCTGGTTTGCTGGATCGGATGAGTCATGTAAATACTCTCCATTACTTTCTCCACCACTAAGAATAAGATTTTGATCTGCCTGAACTTCTAAATTGCCGTCATCATTTACAATGCCTGTGACACGTAGATAACCTGTTTCTGTAGGTCCATATAGGTAGCCTGCTGTATTAAAGATCCAATGATGCTCTCCACGGTCTCTTGTAAAAGTATAACTCCATCCAGGATAAAATACAAGTTGTGTACTATCGCTTGCTATAGCAGTGTACTCTGTTATGCCCTGTGGCTCATCTCGTACTACATTATTAATAACATACTTAACGCCATTGAGAATGGTAAAATCATTATAGTCTGGTTCTGCCATTGATGTTTCTACACGGTACGTAGTATTTTCAACATCATTAATATTTGTATATGACCAAGTATAATCTTCTTGTTTTGACTGAATGACTACAGTACCAGATGGATCACTTACATGTACGCCTGCTCTTTCTCCACCAAGAATAAGTTCTACAGTTGAGTAATCTTGTACTCCGCCAGCACGAATATGAATATGGTTTGGTGCAGTTGGATCAATAATAATTCTTTGTTCTGTTTCATTATCTACATCGTTTGGGACAAGGTGGATTGTATCGTTACCATATCCATCACCAGATGAGTTTGCTGGATTCCAGATAATACCATTTCCAGGTAAGTGGAACTCGCCTTCTGAATTCATTGTCCATTGTGGCAGCACTCCACCAATTGGAGCATCTTCTCTGTTTGTTTCAAAACGAATATCGTCTGCTGCTTGAATATGAATATCATCTCCTGCTCCAAGAGTTTGAATGTAAAGGTCATCTCCAGCAGTTAGGTATAGATCACTATCTGATCCTGCTTCAATTCTCATACCCTTATCACCAGGAAGAGTTATTGTGCTATCCCCGCCATTGTCTGTAAAAATAAAGTCTGCAATATTTTCAGTTCCGCCACCAGTGTTAGTAGAGAAGATATCCCACTCTGCAGTGTTTCCAACTGGATCTGCTAAACCACCATTTGCTTTTGCAATGTATAAGTTATTGTCGCTTCCTCTTACAACTGCAAGATCTGTAACATATCCATTACCTGAAATATAGTTTCCTAAGTATACAAGTCCACCAGAACCATTTGTTCCATCTGTTCCTTTTGCTGCAAGTAGATCCCAAATAAATCCTTCTGAAGGTGTGTCTCCAACATTACCACCGTTTGCATTTGCACGGTACCAAAGTTGTCCGTCATATGTTACAAGATCTCCAACGGCATATGATGCACCACCATTGTATTCTCCAGTATAATTCCAAAGAGCATCTGCTCCGTCTGCACCATTAGATCCTGCTGGGCCTGGTGCTCCTGGAGTGCCGTCTCCGCTACCGCCTGTTGTACTAAAACGTGCCATGATTATTCGAGTCCCATTTTAAATAGCGCAACTTTAGAGTTGTTGGTATCTGTGATTGCGTATATTGAATCTAGTCCAGGTAGTTCTACAGACCATGCAGAGCCAGGAGCAAGACGGTATCCGTAATTAGATGATGTCACTCCTTCTCCTCCAAGGTATACATATGCAGAAGAATCTACATTTTGAATTGTGATATCCATTCCAGAATGCATTCCGTTTGGAGTTAGTCGGGTAGCAGAAGTGCTACTAAGAGTTGTAAGTGCATGAGTTGTCATGCAATGATTATATCATTTGTTTACTTTAAAAGTTTTATCTTTAATTCTAACCAATGGTGGCAACTCAGGTCTTGGAGTTGATATTTTAACTACTGCCATTAGAGACTACCAGTTACATCTCCAATTACTGAGATGGTTCCAATCAGAGGAGTCCAAACAGTATCTTCATCAATAATTACTTGAAGGTCAAAAGTTAGTTCTGTAACTATTGATTTATAGCCAGTACCCCAAAATTTAGTAATAGATGATGGAGCCATTATATCTACATATCCTTCTCCTGCCGTAACTTCCAGGGAATCAAGGAAGTCTGACTGAGGATCATAAGAAGTAGCCTCAAAGGTCCAATCAGATGTATCAAAATAGGTTACTTCATCATCTTCTAAAAATTCCACACGAAGCGGAGAGGTATCTCCTCTAACAATTTGCCATTTGATACGAGCAGGATCTGCTCCAAAAACTCCAGGTCCGTGGGTAGCCATAATAATTGATTATACCATAAAAATTGACTAATACCATGGTCGGTGGGTATAGGACAAACCAAGGTATTAGCCAATAATAAATTATACCATAATAGACAAAACGGACATGATATTTAAAGTTATCAAATTGTTATAATAACCAATGTCCGATTTGTTACTTTTAGAACTATTTGCCAAGATTGGAATAGTGTATACTTAAAATATATAAAAGAAAAGAATATCTTTATAGTTTTAAAAACTATTTTTATATATTATATATAGTATATAGGAAAATTATTTCTTATCAAATTTGGCAATATGCTCAAGCAAAATTCTATACATTTCATCAAGTTTTTTCTCTTGACGATCTCTGGATCTTTCTGAATCAATTCTTTGCTCGTCTAATGCATTCTCAAGTCTATTAACCTGGTCTTTTAAACTTGATCCAGAATTCGGCTTAAGTTCGCTTAGATAATGTTTTACTAGCCACTTGATTGACAAGCCGATTGATGATACAATTGTAAGTATTGCTACGATTAACGAAGCCCAGTCCTGGATTGTCATAACTAGATTATTATAAGGGGAGTATTTTACAAAAATGAAAACAGCCATACTTGAAACCTTAGAGCATTCTAAGAATTTAATTATATCCCCTGATATGGATGGTTTTATGTCCGCAAAATTATTAGAGCGTTTTAACGGTTCGAAAATAGTGGGTTCGTATGACAAGAATATCTTGTGTCTCGCCGACGGGATCAATCCAGAAGAATGCTTGTTCGTCGATTGCGACATGAATCGTCAAGAGTATGTATCTCTCGGCAACCATATGCGACTCTTAGAAGATAATATGTCAGTCGAGTCGTTCAATCCAAATGTGCACTTCGGCGTTTCGACATATAGCGACAAGTTTCCTTTCGCAACCGCTTTTTTGATTTCGTTCGCAATAGAGGCTGACCTATCCGAACAAGACCTTATACGCATGGCTTTCGCTGACTCAA